TCAATCGCTTAATACCACAGGAAGATGTTAAGAGAATGGCGTTTGATTTAAAACTATTTGGTAATGCAGCAATGCAAATCTATTGGAATGATGAACATACAAAGATTATAAAAATCTATCATGTACCAGTTCAAACACTTCGTGCTGAAAAGATATATGATAATCCTCGTATCCAAAATTATTACTATTGTGTAGATTGGAAAGACCAAAGAAAGATTAGAGATAAAAAGAAGATACCTGCTTTTGCAACATCATCAGAAAAGATGGAAATATTTTGGTTAAAGAACTATTCACCAAACTTATATTACTATTCTCTACCTGATTGGGTATCAGCAATGCAATTCTCGCTTGTAGAAGCAGAATTATCTAATTTGCATATAAACAACATAGAGAACGGATTTTTGCCGATGGTTATGTTGAATATGAACAATGGGGTTCCAGCGCCAGAGGAAAGACAAACCATAGAAGATTTGCTATACGCAAAATTTACAGGCACTAATAACGCCGGCAAGTTTATGTTATCGTTTAATGATGACCCTGCAACTAAACCAACGATTGATGTAGTAAACATTGATAACCTGCATGAGAAATTCAGATATGTTGCTGAATATGCACAGGATAGAATATTAGTAGGACACAGAATTACTTCACCACTTCTTTTTGGTATCAGAACTCAAGCAAATGGCTTTTCTTCACAAAGTGAGGAAATGAAAACAGCATTTAGTATCTTACAAACAATGACAATCTCTCCTTTTCAAAACCTTATTCTTAATTCCCTTGATTATGTTTTAAGAGAGGGTGGATATGGTGGAGAATTAGAATTATACTTTGAACAATTAACTCCATTAGTAATTCTTTCTGAAACTGCAGAAGAAACAGGTCAGACAGTAGACCAGGTAGAGGAAGATGTAAATGATAGCATGGAAAATCCAGCTACAACCGAAGACGAAACAACAACTGATGTGCAAGAGATAAAGCCTGACCAACCTATTGAGAAGTTTATTATGCCAGCACACTTTGAAAAAGAATACGAAACAATTATAAAATAAAAATATGGCTATAGCATTATTCATATCAAGAAATGATATTATAAAAACAACACCTTTACAGGGTGCAATAGATGCAGATGCATTATTACCATTTATTTATACTGCACAGATAAAGTATTTGAAAAACCTTATAGGCACTGTACTTTATGATTATCTTGCAGCGGAAATAGATGCAGGAACACCTTTTAGTGGGAGATACCTTGAATTAATGGAAGATTATGTTAAACCATGTCTTGTGTGGTATACCTGTGTAGAATATATTCCATTTAGTACAATACAATTCAAATCTAATGGTGCTGTGAAGCAACAGAGTGAGCAAGGCGTCGCTCCAAGCAAAGCAGAGATAGATTACCTTAAACAACAAGCACAAACAAATGCTGACTATTGGGCGTTAAGATTACAAAACTTCTGTATTTCATATTCACAAGACCTTCCACAATACCTTGAGAGTGTTGGTAATCAAACACAGATATATCCAGACCAAACAAATCAATATTTTGGAGGAATACAATTATAAACTATGTCAAATTATTTACAATATAATCAGGGAGTAAATTATACACTCTACTATAATGCATTAGATTATTTTGAAACAATAATGACTAACCACCCACAAATTACAAAAGTCACAACAGGTGATTTGCAAGATGTGGATGATAGAGAGTTTCCTATGTACCCTTTAGGTAATATCAATATACTTTCAACTACAATTTCAGAAAGTACAACCAGACATGAAATACAATTGGTAATTGCTGACAAGATTAAGAATAAAAATAATGAGAGTGGTAGGCCGGAAAATGCGAGTGAAACCACATACAATAAACAAACTATACCTTTCTTTGGTGTAGATGATTATATTCATATACTTGCAAACACTCTTGCAATTATAAACGACTTAACATCATTCACAGCATATTCAGTTGCAGCATTTGACATTGATGGTGATATTATATGTGAGCCATTTGTAGAAAGATTTAATAACGGATTAGCAGGACATGTAGCAACTTTTACTCTTGTCACTCATAATGATAGACCAAGATGTTTGTTTAACTTACTTCCATCAGGCTCCTATCCTAATCCTGTTTGCTAATGGCAGTATCTAAAATACAATTACCACTAAAGAATGTAGCGAAAACTATTCGCAATGTTGCCAGTAAACTTGCACCTCGCAAAACAGGCAACCTTCGTAATGTCCTTCGTTCTTACAATACACCAGATAGAATGGTTAAGTTTGACAAGAGCGGTGGAGCAAGGATAACCCTATTCTTTGGGCCTCCTGGAGCAACTTATGGTAAATATTGGAATAAACCACCTGCAACATCTAAATCAAGAGTAAAAAATAGACCTGAATTTAATTTTGCTAATAGGGCATACAAATCCCCAGAAGTTAAGGCTGCAATAAAAGCATACACAAAAGCATTAGGTCAAAAAATAGCAACCGATTTAAAAGAAGCTGTAAGAAAAGGATAACCATCAATTACAAAACCGATTTCATTGGTTAAATAGAAAACCAAATCTGAAATGTCAATCAGTATAGTTCAAGCGCCAGCAACGGCTTCGTTAGCACAATCACCAATTATATTTTCTGTATTGGAAAGTAGTTCATCACTTTTTCAAGAAAACGATTTCCAATATATAGCAGAATTATATTATTGGACAGGTAGTTTGACGAACTCATCTTCTTTTTCTGACTACACTATGACAAAATATCCTAACACATCTTTGTATGGAATATTTGATTTAAACAGAATACTTAATTCAACCTTACAAGATTTAGCACAAGTGAATACATCAAATGTAATGTATTATGCTTGTCAATTTTATCATCAATACCGTACAGGCAGTACCTATGTGACAGGGTCTAATTTAAGAAGTGCAACATATAAAGCATTAGATGGATATGCCTTATTTCAGGAACCAATTGGACAAGCTATATCGGCTAAAACTCCACATTGGCCTCTAATGACAGATGGACCTGCAACACAATCAGCATTCACTACAAACGAAGGTTATAGTGGTGTATATGTAGGTGTTGCAAATTCAGGCTCTCAACCAACAAGAATAAAATATACATCCGCATCACAGACTGAATATCTTACATTAAGTTCTTCAACTGCAACTACTGGACAAATTCAAGGATATCCAATAGGAGCGGCAGAAAGTGGGTTTCCTTTGAGTGGAAGTTTTTCCTATTACACAATCCAAGCACAATCAGGAAGCACGGATTTGGGTGCTTCTATCACTTATAACATTGTTTGTGAGCAAAAGTATCCAAACATCAGAATAAAATGGAAAAACAGATATGGACAATTTGATTGGTTTAACTTTAATATGGTTAATAGACAATCATTTAATACAGAGAGAAGAACATACCAACCACAATTAGGAACATGGCAATCTCCTACACTACAATACAGAAATTACGATAGCTCCGTTCTCAATTATATTTCTGACTCCAAACAAGCAATATCTGTTCAAACCGACTGGGTTGATGAAGCATATAATGAAATATTCAAGCAACTCCTTGTATCTGATGAAATCTATTGGATATATGATGAAGCAGCAGGCGATTTGAGACCTATTACGATAAACACATCAGCAATTACATTTAAAACTGGCGTTGTTGATAAAGTAATACAATACGGATTTGACTTTAATTGGGGACAGGCATATAAGCTCATTATTTGATAAATCCATAAATTTTTCGTATATTGAAAATAAAAAATGTATAAGATTTATCACATACCAGGAGTTAAAATAGGCTGCACAAAACATTTGACAAGAAGAATAAGAGAACAAGGATTTACAGAATATGAAATACTTGAAACTCATACAGATATTGATATTGCATCTAAAAGAGAAATAGAATTACAAAAGCAATATGGATATATTGATAAATTTTGTAAAATAGATTATAAAACTTCTGTATTAAATGCATCTAAAAATAATGGTGGGTTTAAGAATGGACATAAACCTTGGAATTACGGATTAGAACCTTCTGAATTGACTAAACAAAAAATAAGTTTAGGAAATTCAGGAAGAATACAAAGTGATGAGGAAAAGGAAAAAAGAAGAAAAGCTGCGAAAGGTAATAAAAGTGCTGAATATAGAAAAGCACAAAGTGAAAGATTTAAGGAATGGTGGAGATTAAGAAAATTAAACAAAGTATAACATGTCGGTGACGAGTACACAAGGTTTTGCGTTTAAGTTAGTAGCCAATGGAACTCAATTGGACTTGTTTGATGACGAAGAAATATTCGTGTCAGATAATGTCACAGGTCTATTTGATATTGGTGTGCTACCTGCAGACTTTACTCGTCAGATTACTGTGCCAGGGACAAAAAAGAACAATGCTTTCTTTGAGCATGTTTATGATATATCAATAACCAATCCTTATCTATTTGCAACCAATCAAAAAGTGCCATGCTATTTGGACTTTGATGGTATCTATCTTTCTAATGGATATCTGCAATTAAATAAAGTAAATGTTATTGCAAATAAATTTATTGACTCATATGAGATTTCTATCTATGGTAGTTTATCTTCATTTGCAAGAGATATTAACAGATTTTATTTAACTGATTTAACCGCATCTCTTTCACAATTTAATCATACAGCATCTTATAATAATATATCATCAAGTTGGAATGAGGGCCTTTTTAGTGGAAGTATAGTTTATCCATTTGCAGAATACGGACAAAAGATACAATTTACTCCTGAAGAAAGCCTATTTGGTATTGACTCATCAGATGGTGCTCTTTGTATACAAGATTTCAAACCTGCTATCCGTATTAAGGAAGTATGGGATGCAATCTTTGAAACATATGGATATACATACACAGGTGATTTTTGGGAGCAAGCATGGTTAGATAATGTGTATATGTTATGTAATAACCAATTGAGATATCCTGTATTTGATACAATTGATTTGGAAACTTATGGATTGATTAGGATAGCACCTATTAGTGGTAGTGGACAAACAGATTTCACAATGTCTGCTGCAACTGATTTACAATTCCCATGGTATAATGTTCAGTACAATCCACAAAATAACATAGATAGTACAGGCATATATTCATTAGCAATTCCTTCTAAATTAAGAGGTGAATTAGCATTAAACTTTGAAGTGAAATCAACAGGTGCAGGTAATGGTGTTCCATATTTTTATTTAATTGTAAAAGACTTATCAGCAACCCCTGTATCTACTGTCACACTTACAAATTTTAATAATTACATGCGTAATATCCAGATATATAACGCATCACAAACCCGTACTGAAAGGTTTCAATTAACAACAGAATATAATACAGGCTTACTACCTTCAGGCTCATATCAATTTTATTTGCAATATCAAAATCAAGGTGGCTCTAACTTTCAAGTTGTCCTAAACCCTGGCAATAACTTATCAAATACTTACTTTGAAATTAAAAAGGTAAATCAGGGTGGTGATAATCTCGTTTTAGATATTCCATCTAATATGCCATTTGGAACAACAGGTATTAAGCAGGTTGATTTCATAACAGGCATACAAAAGAAATTTAATTTAGTAATATATCCAAATAAAACTAAACCAAGAGAATTTATTGTTGAAGAATTTAATAAGTGGTATAAAGAAGGTGAGGTAAAAGATTTTAATAAGTACATTAATTTGGACAAGAAGATTGAGTTTATTCCTGCAAATAACCTTGCTGTAAATAAACTAAACTTTGGTGATACGCTTGATGGTGATTATATTTCACAACAATTCCAAAAAGAAAACAATAGAGAATATGGTAAATCATATTATGTAGATACAGAAAACTTCTTCTCACAAGGAGAGTTTAATGTTAAAACTACATTTGCTTCTTCACCAATAATATACCTTGAAGGAACAGGTCTTTCAGGTAGTTTCCAAACTAGAGATGCTGACTTCGGTGCTTATGCTCAAAGTAGTTGTAATATAGATAGAGTAGTGACAACAGATGCAGCAGTAAGACACTTTACTACAACTGTAGCAGGAGCAATTGCAACTGCAAATACTGGCGAAATTGGTATATATGATTGTTCACCGCCAGATTGTACATATAATCCATACCCTGTAAACGCAGGTGATGTAGTAACATTTACAGCAGGTGGAACAGGCTTTGTGACATGGGAATTTACTAAAACAATTGATAGTGGACCTGTTATATTAGATACAGGAACTAATTCTGGAATTGGAAGAACATTTAATTATACAATAACAACTGCTGACATTACAAGTACTATCTTGCAATTTAACGCAGAAGCAATAGGAACAGATTAATGCCAAGAAATAAAATATTCATACCGACCTTTATCAGTAGTGTAAACTACGCACCTGCAAGAGTACTGCCGCATATCTATTTTTACAATGGATTAAAAGCATGCGAAACTTATTATTTGCAAGGTTATGATAATGGTAATACAGGTAGTGTTATATCTCATGCATTAGAAAGTTTTCCATATTTTGATAACTACGAAGGACAAGACCCTACATCAGGCTCTAAATCACTACTTTTCTTTAATGAGCCTGCAGTATATGGTACAACACCAACAGGCTCCCTTTATACAAACTATTGGGAAGATTATATAAATCTACTTTACAATCCTCGTACTCGTTTAGTAAACTGTGAAGGTATTATTCCTCTTGCAGATTATTTTAAAATGGAACTGAATGATATTGTAGAGTGGAGAGGAAACTATTATCACCTTCGTGCAATAAACAATTATAATCTAAAGAATGGAGAATGTCAATTACAATTATTAGGACCAATATTAGGAAATATCTTACCAGGTATTATTCCTGCAATTGCCTGTGACTTTACATATACTGCTACACCTACTCCATCTGATATTGTAAGAGATGGATTAGTTATGGCATACGATTGGACTTCATACAATACAGGCTCCGGTGGTGGAAGTGGAAGTCTTACAGATAGAAGTGGAAATGGAATAACAGGTGAATGGAGAGGTAATCTTTATACTTCAAGTAATGCATTACAATTTGATGGTAATTCATTTATAGGTTTCCCAACCGCATCTACATCAATGAGTTTTCATCCTGGTTGGAATTGGACTATTGATACTTATGGAAAAATGCAATATATTGATAATACTAACACAATTCCTGGATATGGATGGGTATCAAATATGATTGCAGCTAATATAGGAAAGCAATCATTAAGCAGATTTACAGGCTCAGCTCCACCAGCTGAACAATTACCTGTATGGCAATGGGGTATTGCAACATATGGTAATTTCTATATCACTACATTTACAGCAGGTAGTGGAGGCGGTATTGCAACATATGAGTCCTCATCCGCAGTTGGTTTAATTCTAACAATGTCTCTTGCACCATTTGAGTCATTTAGTGCATGTGTAAATGAAAATAGAAAAGGACTGACAGGCGGAGGCTCTAGTATATCATTAGGTGCGCTTTGTTTATCAGGTAGTGCAATAAGTGATAATACAAATTATAATTTAAGAAGCTGGAACCAATTAGTTTCAACATTAGAACATAACACAACAGCATCCTTAAATACAAACCGTCAATGGAGTTATTTAGGTAGTGGTGCTCCAAATACATCATATATAACACAATCTATTGACTCGGATTATCTTATAAATCAAAGTGGCACTGGAACAAATACAGTTGTATTCCGAACTTTTGTTGAGAATGATACATTTCCGTTTGGTGGAACTGGTCAATTAACATTTGGCGGACCGCAAGTATACAGAAGTTTTGGTGTTCCTCAATTTGCATCTTATTGTATTTCTGGTAGTTTCCCTTATATTCTTTATTATAATAGAGCATTAAGTGAAGCTGAATTGGCTGCAAATAGATGTTTCTTTGAAACAGGTCAACCTTTACCTCAAGGAACTTCAACTACTACAACAACAACTACTGCAGCACCAACTACGACTACAACTGCTGCGCCAACTACGACTAGTACAACAACTACAACTGCTGCACCGACTACTACGACTAGTACAACAACTACTGTTGCGCCAACTACGACTACAACAACAAGTACTACTACGACTACTACAACGGAAGCACCGACTACTACGACTACTACAACGGAAGCACCGACTACTACGACTACAACAACAGAAGCTCCTACTACTACGACTACTACAACGGAAGCACCAACGACAACAACCACAACGGAAGCACCAACGACAACAACCACAACGGAAGCACCAACGACAACAACCACAACGGAAGCACCAACGACAACAACCACAA